AAGAAAGTTGGAAGTACGGCTATAGTCATAAACATGACGTTATAGTTATAAGCAAAAGTGGTAAAATAGGAGACATTGTCGAGATACAAGGATTAAAAATTGCATTACCTTTGCAGCCAGAAAAAATAACGCAAAGAAGTAAAAAGCAAAATGAACAATACTGGCAACCAGAAGAATACCCTAAAGAACTACAAAAAATCAAGACCATTTTCCAGTGGAATGAGTACCCGAATGCATTCAAAGAGTCATGGGTTGATTACATTGAAAATGAGTTTGAAACAAGAGATGGTGGTTATTGGTTTAAAAATAATGGTGTTTCTACTTATATCACTGGGACTCATTACATGTATTTACAGTGGACCAAAATAGATGTAGGTAAGCCAGAGTATAGAGAGTCAAACAGAGTCTTTTTTATTTTTTGGGAAGCTTGCAAGGCTGACGAAAGAAGTTACGGAATGTGTTATTTAAAAAACAGACGTTCAGGGTTTTCTTTTATGTCCTCAGCAGAAACTGTAAACTTAGCTACTATTACACCAGATTCAAGATTTGGAATACTCTCAAAGACTGGAGCTGATGCTAAAAAAATGTTTACAGATAAGGTTGTTCCTATTTCAACAAACTATCCGTTTTTCTTTAAACCCATACAAGATGGTATGGATAAGCCTAAAACTGAACTAGCATATAGAGTTCCTGCTTCTAAGCTTACAAGAAAAAACATATCAATTACAGATAATGATGAGACTCTAACTGGTCTTGATACTTCTATTGACTGGAAAAATACTGGAGACAACAGTTATGATGGGGAAAAACTATTTCTACTTGTTCATGATGAATCAGGTAAATGGGAAAGACCAGATAATATACTGAATAACTGGCGTGTAACTAAAACAACTTTAAGATTAGGTAGAAAAGTAGTAGGGAAATGTATGATGGGTTCTACTTCAAATGCACTTAGCAAGGGAGGAGATAATTTTAAAAAGCTCTATGAGGATTCTAATGCGTTAGAGAGAAATTCTAACGGACAAACAAAAAGCGGAATGTATTCTCTTTTTATTCCTATGGAATGGAACATGGAAGGTTTTATAAATAGACATGGTATGCCTGTTTTTAGGACTCCAGAAAATCCAGTTAAAGATATTCAGAACGAACTCATATACCAAGGAGTATTAAGTTATTGGGAAAATGAAGTTGAAGCTTTAAAGTCAGACCCAGATTCTTTAAATGAATTCTACAGACAGTTTCCTAGAACAGAAAACCACGCTTTTAGAGATGAGGCTGAGAATAGTTTATTTAACTTAACTAAGATATATCAGCAGATTGATTTTAATGATTCTGTTGACATAAAAAGAACTGTTAGAACTGGTAACTTTGTTTGGAAAGATGGAGTCAGAGATACTGAGGTTGTTTGGATGCCTAGCGTAAGTGGTAAGATGAGAGTTTCTTGGATACCCGAGCCAGGATTAAGAAATAATATAGAAATAATAAATGGCAGAAAATATCCAGGAAATAAACACATTGGTGCTTTTGGGTGTGACTCTTATGATATATCTGGAGTTGTTGGAGGCAATGGTTCTAAAGGCAGTCTACACGGATTGACTACTATGACTTTTGACAATGCTCCATCAAACCAGTTTTTTTTAGAGTATGTTGCTAGACCTCAAACTTCTGAGATGTTTTATGAAAATGTATTAATGGCTTTAGTTTTTTACGGTATGCCTGTACTAGTTGAAAACAATAAACCTAGGCTTCTGTATTATCTAAAAAATAGAGGTTACAGGAATTTCTCTGTAAACAGACCAGATAAACATAAAAACGACCTCTCAAAAGCAGAAAAAGAAATTGGAGGTATACCTTCATCTACATCTGTTATATCTATACATGCAGAAGCAATAGAGTCTTATATTGAAAGACATGTTGGATATGACTATGTTGGAGAGTTTAGAGACTCAGATTCTCCAGGAAAAATGTTTTTTAATAGAACATTACTTGACTGGGCTAACTACGATATTAACAAGAGGACCAAATTTGATGCAACCGTTAGTTCAGGTTTTGCAATCATGGCAACAAACAAATACGTTATGAAACCCGAACAAAAACGCAATGAAATAAACCTTAAATTTGCAAGGTATAGTAACAATGGCAATACTAGTACATTATTAAAGTAGGATATGAGCAATACCCCTTATACACACGTTTCTGGTTTTCCAGACCAATTGGCTTTAGACGAAGAGAAAGTAACCTCTAAATACGGCTTAAACGTTGGAAAAGCAATAGAAGCAGAGTGGTTTAAAAAGGAAGGAGGAACTTCCAAGTACTACAGTAACAGAAGCACCTTTCATAAGTTAAGAACTTATGCTTTAGGAGAGCAATCTGTTCAAAAGTATAAAGATGAACTTGCCGTAAATGGAGACATTTCCTATCTAAATCTCGACTGGACACCTGTCCCAATTATACCTAAAATGGTGGACATTGTTGTCAACGGGATGACTAACCGATTATTCAGTGTAAAGGCTGAAGCTGTAGACCCTGTTTCTTCAAGTAAAAAAGCTCTATATAAAAATGATGTAGAGACTCAAATGAAGAATAAGGATAATTATGAGGAGCTTGAAAAGATGTTTGGTAACAAGATGTTTTCAATGAACCCCGATGAATTGCCTGAAAATGATGACGAGTTAAGTTTGCACATGTCTTTAAATTATAAAGACGAAATAGAAATTGGAGCTGAAAAAGCTGTTACTAATGTTTTTAAAATAAATGAGTATGATTTATTAAAACAACAGTTAGCTGAAGATGCGACTACTCTAGGTATATCCGTGTCAAAGCACACTTTTAATATTCACGATGGTATTAAACTAGATTACGTAGACCCATCAAATTTTATTCACAGTCCAACAGAAGACCCTCATTTCAAAGATTGCTACTACTTTGGCGAAGTTAAAAATGTAAATATTACAGAGCTAAAAAAAGTAAATCCATCTCTTACTCAAGATGATATTAAAGAAATCTCAAAACTTTCTAGTAAATGGGATTCATATCAAGGAGTTCGTGGAGGAACTAGAACAGATAACTTTGATAAAAATACAGCGACTCTTCTTTATTTCTGTTACAAATCAGATATGGAGATTGTCTATAAGAAAAAGAAAAATGCTTTTGGAGGGGATAAAGTATTAGAAAAAAACGGAAGTTTTAATCCTCCTAAAACTGAAACAGCAAGATTTGAAAAACTATCTAAAAGAATTGACGTATGGTACGAAGGTGTACTTGTTCTAGGAACAAATTATATACTGAAGTGGGACTTAATGAAGAACATGGTAAGACCGAAATCGGCAATCCAAAAAGTCCTTGCTCCCTTCGTTGTGAGTGCGCCAAAAATGTACAGGGGGAACATAGACTCCCTAGTGAAGAGGATGATTCCGTTTGCTGACCAAATACAATTAATACACTTAAAGTTACAGCAAATAACTTCTAGAATGATTCCTGATGGGGTATACCTAGACGTAGATGGTCTTGCTTCTGTTAACTTGGGTAATGGTAATTCATACGACCCTCAAGAAGCGCTAAATTTATATTTCCAAACAGGTTCTGTTATTGGAAGAAGTTCTACAGAAGATGGAGAGTATAATCACGGCAAGATACCAGTTCAGGAGCTTACTTCTTCTGGTGCAAACGCTAAGATTTCTTCTCTTATCAATATGTACAACTATAACTTAAACATGGTAAGAGCCGCTACAGGTTTGAACGAAGCTAGAGATGCCTCTACTCCTGACGATAGAGCTCTAGTAGGTGTTCAAAAATTAGCTGCTTTAAATTCAAACACGGCAACAAGACACGTACTCAACTCTACGTTGTATATGACCACTAAAATGGCTCAGTGTGTTTACTACAGATTATCTGACGCTTTACAGTATTCAGATATGGCAGAAGATTTAGCTAAAGGAATTGGCAAATATTCAATAGATATATTAGACCAAATAAAGCATTTACATCTACATGATTTTTCTATTTACATAGAACTACATCCTGATGCAGAAGAAAAAGCTGTTTTAGAGCAAAACATTCAAGCGTCTTTAGCCGCAGGTAAGATTGATATAGATGACGCAATTGATGTTAGAGGAGTTCCAAATGTTAAGATAGCATCTCAACTATTGAAAGTTCGCAAGAAAAGAAAAGAGAAGCTCGACATGAAAAAACAACAGTCACTTATAGAGCAGCAATCTCAATCTAATGCTAAAGCTGCACAAGTTGCAGAACAAGCAAAGCAAAAAACACTTACAGTTGAATCTCAGGCAGACGCACAAATTGAACAATTAAAAGCTCAATTAGAAATGCAGCGCATGGAAAAAGAGTTTGAGCTTAAAAAGAAGCTTATTGAAATGCAGAACTCAATGGAATCTCAATCTAAACAAGAACAAAGAGAATTTGAGTTAGGTAAAGAAGGTAAGCGTGAAGATAGAAAAGATAAAAGAACAGAAAAACAAGCTTCACAACAATCGGTATTAATAAAACAAAGACAACAAGATTTAGACCCTGTTGATTTTGACGGACAAGATTCATTAGGCTCTGGAATTCAGGGAATGATTGGTTCTTAGTATTTTAATATAATAAATTAAATTTAATAAAATGGCAGAAGTAAAATTTCGAGTGATGAACGATGAGGGCGAATTTGTGCCTCTTAAGTCACAACAAGAAGCGGTTTCTGAAGAAGCTGCAAATGAAGTAAACGAGGTTCAACCCGTTGATGTTGAAGCGACAAATGACGCAGTTGAAGAGACAACTGACGTAGCTGAAGCGACAACTGACGTAGTTGAAACTGAAAAAATTATAGAAGAACAACCAAAAGAAGCATCAGAAGTGGCTGAAGAGCCTGCTGCGCAGATTGATGAGTCAAGTATTCTAAAACATCTAAAGGAAAGATATAATGCTCAATTCGAGTCTTTAGATGAAGTTCTTAAACATAATGAGCAAGAGCAGGTTGTTTTACCAGAAGATGTTTCCAAGTTTATGGAATACAAAAAAGAAACTGGTAGAGGTTTAGAGGATTTTATGCGTGTGCAGCAAGACCTAGACAAAGTTGACGAGAATACTTTACTCCATGAATACTATAAGGAGACAAAGCCATATTTAGGAGCTACAGACGTTCCTGATTATATCGAGGAAAACTTTGGATTATCTGAAGACGCTGAAGACGTGTCTAATAAACGAAAACAGCTTGCCTATAAAGAAGAATTATATAATGCTAAGAAGCATTTTGATACTCTGAAAGAGAAATACAAAACTCCCCTTGAGTCAAGTAAGGAGAATATTCCTGAAGAATATCAAGAAGCCTACGAGGGTTACAATAATTATATAAATGAGTTAGAAAAAACTAAAAAAAGTACAGAAGAAAGAGCTGCTATTTTTAGCGACAAAACAAACAAGTTGTTCAAGGAAAATTTCAAAGGTTTTGAATATAATGTCGGGGACAAAAGTGTAGTTTTTAAGCCTAAAAATGTCGATGAGGTACACCAAACTCAGTCAAATCTTAACAATTATATTGATAAGTTTTTGGATGATTCGGGATACTTAAACGATGCAGATGGATTTCATCGTTCTTTAAACTTGGCGTTAAACCCAGACAACGTGGCAAAGTTTTTTTACGAGCAAGGAGTTGCTGACGCAACAGAAGGCTTAGTTAAAAAGACTAAAAATATTGACATGGATGTTCGGTCCAATACAGACACTGAGAATAAGGGAGGATTACAGTACCGTGTTTTAGATGATTCTGACTTCACAGATTTTAAAATAAGAAAAAAATAATCTTTTAAAAAAACACAAAAATGGCAGTAACAATTAGTGGAGTACAAGGTGCATTAACACCAGCTCCAAAAAAACAAACACTATCTACCAACTATTTGGGGGCAGATATAGAATTCACTTCACAAAATCTTCCAGATATATACGAAGCGGAATTTGAAAAATATGGAAACCGTACGGTATCTTCTTTCTTGCGTCTTGTAGGAGCTGAAATTCCTTTCGCATCTGATTTAATTCAGTGGTCAGAGCAAAGCAGACTTCATATCGCAGTGACAGGAGCAACTCGTGCAGCAGATGTTATAACATCAACTGCTCACGCATTCCGTAAAAATCAAACAGTAATTATATCTGACGGTACTACCCAAGATAAAGCTATCGTACTTGATGATGCTGATTTCACAGCAGACACTTTTGCTTTAGGTTCTTATACAGGAGCTAACCTTAATGCCGCTATCGGTACTACAGGATTAAAAGTTTTTGTATATGGTTCTGAATTTAAAAAAGGAACAGCAGGAATGGACGGTGCTATTGAAGCTCCTGTTGACATTCAATCATGTAGTCCTATTATAATCAAAGACAAGTATGAAGTTAATGGTTCTGATATGGCTCAAATTGGTTGGGTTGAAATCACTACTGAGAATGGAGCTGCTGGATACTACTGGTATCTTAAGTCTGAGCATGAAACTCGTTTACGTTTTGAAGATTACCTAGAGTTGTCTTTAATCGAAGGAGTTGAAGCTGTTGCTGGTTCTGGAGCTTTGGCTGCTGGTGCAAAAGGTACTAAAGGTATGTTCGATACTATCGAAACTAGAGGTAACATTGCAACTGGTACAATCGCAGGTAAAGACGATTTAGAGCAACTAGTTCTTACTTTAGACAAAGAAGGAGCTATTCAAGAAAACGTAATGTTTGTAAACAGAGCGAAGTCATTTGAAATTGACAACGTACTAGCTGGATTAAACACTTACGGTACTGCTGGAGCTGCTTCTTTCGGTTTATTCGATAACGATGCAGACATGGCTTTAAACCTTGGATTCTCTGGATTCAATTTAGGGTATGATTTCTACAAAACAGACTGGAAATATCTTAACGATGCTTCTACAGGAGGATTATCTTCTGGAGTTGACGGAGTTGTAGTTCCTGCTGGAACAATGACTGTATACGACCAAGTACTTGGGAAGAACGCAAAACGTCCTTTCTTACATGTTCGTTACAGAAAATCAGAATCTGAAGACAGACGTTATAAGTCTTGGGTTGTAGGTTCTGCTGGAGGTGCCGCTAATAGCGACCTTGATGCAATGCAAGTACACATGCTTTCTGAAAGAGCGCTATGTGTGATGGGTGCAAACAACTTCATCATAATGAAGTAATATTTATTGTAGGAATTACCCTCGTTATATCAACGGGGGTAAATCTTACTTTTTTAATTTAATTAAATACTTAATAAAATGTCTACAAAAGTATCAGTAAAAAGAACGGTTACTAAAACCAAACCAACTGTCAGAGAAATTGACTTAGTTGAAAAAAAAGATGACTGGGAATACAGAGATAGAATGTATGTTATCGCAAAAGGAAGCCCTGTAAGCTATCAATTGAGAACACAACACTCCCCCAGAAAACCACTACAATTTAACGATGGAACAAGACTAAGGGCTTTGCGCTATGCTCAAAATCATGACAGTCCTTTCATTGATGAGCAAAACGGAGAAGTAATGCTTGGTAGAATTAGATTTGAGAACGGAAGTTTATTCGTAAAAAAAGAAGACGTTAATCTTCAGAAGTTTCTCAGCATATACCACTCAGACTTTAACACAGAGTACTATGAGTTAGACCTAGAGAAAGATGCTCAGGATGACTTAGTATACATACAGAAAGAATCTGAAGCTACTCAATTAGCCCTAAGCATGGATATAAATGACTTAGAGGGAATTGCAAGAGCTGTATTTAGAAGCAATGTAAACAACATGCGTTCTTCGGAAATAAGAAGAGACACGGTTATATTCGCAAAAAACAACCCAAGTGAATTTATAAAGTTAGCTAATGACGAAAACATAAAAAACAGAAACTTAGCAATAAAGTCAGTTGAAATGGGTATATTGCATGTGTTGTCCGATAACGCTACAGTTTGCTGGAATGACAAAGAAAAAACAAAAATAATGACAGCTCCTTTTGGAGAGAATGTGTATTCAGCATTATCAAGATTCTTTAAAACAGATGAAGGATTAGAAGTGATGCAGGGTATTATAAATAGACTTTAGTAGTTTTTATATAGTTAGTTAGTTAATTTGTTTCAGAAGAGCCCCTCCTAAAAAGGGGCTTTTCTTTTTTGTATTTTTGTATAAAAGAGAAGCAATGATAAACTTTGTACGAAATATTGTAATGTTCGTGCTGAATAAAGAAAACAGAGGGTACTTAACTCCTGTTCAATTTAATTCATACGCAAAGCTTGCACAACAAACAGTCTTTGATTCTTTGTTTGTTAAGTACAGAAATTACTCTGTCAACAAAGACAGGAGAATGGCTGCCATGGATTTCGGTGACGACAAAAAAAAGCTTAGAGAAGATATCGAAAGATTTGTAAAACAAGAACAGCTTTTTGAGCTTGATGGTTACTTCTTGATGCCTGAAGATTGTTATTACACTCTGCAATTAATCTGGAATGATAGCATTGAAATAGAGGAGTCTGAGAAGCATAAGATGTTAACCTACATTACAAACTCAACTCTTGCTGGTCCTTCGAGATGCTATCCTGTTTACTCTAAATATTACGACAAATATTTGATAAAGCCAGAAACAATAATTGACTGCGTAACTTCTGTTTATGTAAGAAGCCTACAAGACCCTAAGTGGACTTATCAAAGTATTCAAAGAAATCCAATTTATAATCCTTCTGATGTTTCTTTTCAAGATTTTGAACTTCATGATGATTATGCAAATGATATTGTTGCTGAGATATTAAAATTAGCTGGACTTCAAATGCAAGACAGTCAAGTTTTACAAGCATCTCTTGCTTACGAGCAAAATAATATTGCAAAAGAAAAATAAGAAATGGCTATAACTCAAGAACAATACTACGAGAATAACGCTTTATGGGGTGGTGGTCAATACACTAAACTAAAGGATATAATTAACAACTTCTACGCTTTCTATGTTGGGGATGATAAAGTTATTGATAGAGCAAAAAGATATGATGTTGTGTTTCATGCTAAAAGAGCGCTTCAAGAATTACATTACGATGCTTTAAAAGAAATAAACGCAATAGAAATAGAAGTCCCTCCAACCTTACAAATGATTTTACCTAAAGATTTTGTTAGTTTAGTTAGGCTTTCTTGGGTAGACGCTAAGGGTTTTTTTCACCCAATAACTATAAATAGAGAAACTGCTATTGGAGTTGCTTATTTACAGAATGACGATTCAACTTATTCTTATCAATTTGATGCAGAAGGAAATATTGAAGTAGGAACTACCCTAACAAGAAAAAGAGCTAAAGAAGTAAGACCAGTGGATAATGCTGAGACTTCTATTATGGATGGTCATTTTGGAGGTAGATTTGGGATGCACACAAACAAATCAAACATTAATGGAACTTACCAAATAAACAAAAAATTAGGAACAGTTGAATTTAGCACTGAATTAACTGACAAATTAATTATGATTGAATACGTTTCTGACGGTTTAACAGACCTTGATGATAGTGAGATTCAGGTTCATAAATTTGCAGAACAATATGTCTTTAAGCAAATTGCTTTTTCTATATTATCCACTAAGTTTGGGGTGCAAGAATACATTGTTAGAAGATTTCAAAAAGAAGCTTCTGCTGCTTTGAGAAACGCTAAAATAAGATTAAATGCTATCAACCCTGTCGACCTAGCCAAATCAATGGCAGGAAGAAATAAGTGGATTAAATAATGAGATTAAGAAAGACTTTTGTAAATGGCAAAATGGACAAGGATGTTGATGAACGTCTTTTGCCTGACGGTGTATATCGAGATGCGAAGAATATTCGTGTTTCAATTTCTAACGGCTCTGACGTAGGTTCTTTAGAAAACGTTCTGTCTAATGAACAAAAATCTTTTTTTGCTTTAGGAACTAATTCTGTGGTTATAGGTAGCACATCTGTTGAATACACAAATTGTGTTTACTGGTTTGTTGTTTCTGATTATGCAAGCTATGTTTTAGAATATAATATAACTACCGATTTACAAAGAAAAATACTTGAAGACTCAAGACCCGAAGGAGAAAACGTATTAAACTTTAAGTCGTACAATAGAATAAATGATGTAGACTCTGTTATAGATACAGATGGCAAAAGAGTTTTTCTATATTGGACAGACAACGTTAATCCACCTAGGAAAATAGAAATAGAAAGAGCTGCTTCATACGGATTGAATGGATTTTACGAAGAAGACATACAGGTTATTGTAAAGCCACCTCTTCAAAGACCTTATATTTATTTATCCAAATCCAATAGTACTGATGAAAATTTTATAAAAGATAAGTTTTTACAATTTTCTTATAGATACAAATATGTAGATAACGAGTATTCCGCTATAGCGCCTTTTAGTAACGTTGCTTTTACGCCTTACGGATTTCAATACAACTACGGACTCAATACAAATGAGTCTATGGTTAACAGGTTCAACATAGTTAACATAACCATAAATGCTGGTTCAAGATTAGTTAAAGAAATTGAGGTTCTTTACAAAGAATCTGGAAAGCAAGAGCTTTACGTTGTAGATAGTTATAACAAAGAAAAGTTTCAATGGGGAGACGATTTAGAATATGTTGTTCCTTTTCAAAATAAAAAAATATCAAAAATACTTCCAGAGGCTCAGATAAAAAGAATATTTGATGCAGTACCTCTTAAAGCTAAAACCCAAACCTTTATTGGGAATAGATTAATTTACGGAGGATACACAGAAAACTGGGACTTAAAAGATGATTTAGGTGCTTTAATAACGCCAACGTTTTCGGCTTCTGTTGTTACAGACGAAACGCCATCTACTCCTTATCAAAGTTTAAAATCTGGAAGAGACTACGAGGTAGGCATAGTTTACCTTGACGAATATGGAAGAACTACTACAGTTCTTACTAGCCCTGAGAATAGTGTTTTTATTCCAAATGAAAATGCTCTTTATCAGTCAACACTACAAGTTGAAATATTAAATAAAGCTCCTTACTGGGCATCTTATTTTAGGTTCTTTGTAAAAGAAAGTAAAGGGGAATATGATGTTGTTGTTCCTACAAGATTTTATCAAGATGGAGCCTATGTTTGGATTGAGCTACTAGGTAGTGATGTAAATAAAGTAAAACAAGGCACTAGGCTTGTAGTTAAAGCAGATACTGGCGGTCCAGTTAAAGGATATGTAGAAACAGAGGTTTTAGAGCTTGAGCAACAGCCTGTAAATTTCTTAGAAGCAGACCCAACAGTTCCTGACTTATTACAAAAAAAAGGTACTTATTATAAAATACGTCCCAAAGGTTTTGTTTTTAGTACATCAGACGTAACAATATATGATTGGATTGCAAACGATAATACTAGAGATAAGTATGAGGATGTAGTTACTTCTACGATGAAGTACATTTCCAATAGTGTTCCTTACCTAAGTCAAGAGACAACTTTATTAGGAGCGCAATGTAACTCTAGTGGAGCTTTTACAGGAAGCGAAGATATTAGATTTAGAATTGAAATAGATTCTCTTGGCGATGGTTTAACGACTTATGACGAGTTTGTTGTAACTTATAGACAAGGAGGAAGCACTCAAGCATCTGCTTCTACAGCTATAACGGGTTCTGTGCAAAACTTACCTTTTGGTGTCAAGGTTAACTTTAACAATCGTTCTGGTCATTCTATAGGGGATTACTGGATAGTTAGCGCTAAAGCTAAATCGAATGGTATTTTTGGAAGTGACAGAAATACATCTTACGCATTTTTCAAGCAAGAAGGAGAGAGCGTACTAACCAATAAAATAGGTGCAGGTGCGGTCATTGAGATTGAATATTACGAATCGCAAGACAGCTCGGACTATAATTATTCATTTACCGAATCCTATGTTGCTAGTAGAGAGTATTACAATCTTGAGGAGTGGTATTATGGAGACAATATAAGTGGTTTTGGGGATGGAGTAAGTGATGATAGGGTACTTTTTAGACATGCAACACTAGGTGGAAACAATACGGCAGACACTTATAAAATGACTGTTGACCCCAATGGGACAATGGTCATGATTATAATGAGTAGAAAAAGGCAATCAAATGAAGCTTACAAATCAAGAAGAGTATATACTACAGCATTATTAGAAATAAGAGAATCCGAAAATTTACCAATATTTGAAACTAAATCAGTTGAAAAGGATTCTGATATATTTTATGAGGTAGGAGATACCTATAAGGTTACTGGTCCTTATCACGAAGGAAATAGTGGAGACGTTAATCAATCTTTCACTCAAAATGCCGTAATCAATTTAGACGCTTATAATTGTTGGGGATGGGCTAATGGGTATGAATCTATTAAAATCAAAGATTTATTTAACAACCCTTCTTTTAAATTTGACACTAGACCCTCTAGTTTTATAGAAAACTATAGAGAAAACAGACGAGTCTCTTCTTTGACTTATTCTGGTGTTTATGAGCAAAGTACAAATTACAACGGATTAAATGAATTTAATTTAGCTACAGCTCCCTTTAAAGATATAGATGACTCGCTAGGAGATATACAAAAAATAATTTCAAGAGATAATGATATTATTGTATTCCAGCAAAACAAAGTATCTAAACTTCTTTTTAATAAAAATATTTTATTTAACGCAGACGGGACAGGAAACGTTTCTCAAACCAGTAATGTATTAGGAACTATTGTGCCTTATGCTGGGGATTTTGGTGTTGGAAATAGTCCTGAAAGTATAGTTAAATATGGCAATACAATTTATTTTGCCGATACAAGTAGAGGTTTTGTTTTTAGACTATCAGCCGATGGTTTAACTCCTATATCTCAGTACGGAATGGCAAACTACTTTAGAACAGAATTAAGTTCTAGGGGAGAAAACAATGTTTTAGGTGGGTTTGACCCGATGCATAATGAATACTTACTAACTCTTAAGGGACAGATTGATGAAGTTCATCAGCTTACTTGGGTTGGAGATGAGTACTATTGTGAGCAAACTTACGTTGATGATGTAGTAGAATGGAGAGGAGCGGAAGCTGTTTGTCTTATCTCTTGCAAAGGAGACTGGAAACCTTCAGAAATTTTAGCAGGTTCTCAGGATTGGAGAATTGATGAGTACTATTGTGAGCAAGAAAGCCAAGTGCCTTCTCCGTCTCCTGTACCGACACCTGTTCCAAATCCAACACCTGTGCCAGTTCAATCGCCTACTCCGAGTCCTACGCCAGCACCAGCAGCTACACCAACTGCTCCTGTAGGTCCAGCTCCGAGCCCTGCACCAACACCTGCGCCAGGACCAACGCCAACGCCTAGTCCAAGTCCAAGTCCAACGCCTAGCCCAACACCTAGTCCTGTACCGAGCCCGACACCTAGTCCAACGCCTTCGCCAACGCCTGCTCCAGGACCAACACCTAGTCCTGTGTCAGCACCCGTGGGTTATGGTACTTGGGATTTAGAGCTTTGTGGTCTTTTTAGTGGAACAACACCAACAAATGAGAGAATAGCTTATGACAGTGCTTTACAAACAGGAGCTGTAATCAAGGGAAGTGACGGAGAATGCTACGTTATAAAAACTCCTAGTCTTTTCTTACCAACAATTACATCAGTAGGAGTCTTTAGTACTTGCTCTACTTGTGCAGCGGCACTTGCTGCGCCAACATCTGCTAATTTAGCTTTTCTTGTTCTTAGCCAGCAAACTTTTACCAATCAATACGCAGCCTACGACTCTAACTACGCAATTGGCGATGAAGTAACATTAGACGGATTTGGAACAAGTGAGTGCTGGACAATAACTGGTCTAAGCAACACTTTAACTGGTTATAACATAACTGGAGTATGTGGTGCTTCAAGTCCAACGCCTAGCCCAACACCTAGTCCTGTGCCAATAGCAGTCACATATACAAACATAGCTTTGTCACAAGTAGGAAATAGCGTATGGCAAGGGTCACCAGCAGCCATAAACTTCTTTTGCACTGCTAATGCTTTTCTTTCTTTATATAAGCATAACGGAACGGGAGCTTACCCTGCTATTGGAGACCAAATTTTTATGAGAAACGGTGCACCTCTTCCTTCTTTATTAGGTCAAAGGAGAGTTCAAGGAGGTCCTGTCATATATGTTGACAGTACTACAGGCATTGTAACACAAGTAGTAAACTGTTAAAGAAAAACAAATGGCAAATACAGGAAAGAAAATAGTAACTAGATTAAGACTTTTTAAAGAAGGTCTAGCTACTAGCAAAACAAAGCCAAATGTAGACGGAGACAAATATTATGTTTCTCCTTTTGACGATGTTGTAGATTGTCCAGAATTTGGAGCACCTACACCTACACCTTCTCCTACACCTGCACCTGCTCCAGCAGCATTTGCAGTGCCTTCTCCAGTGGTAGCGCCTGTTTTTGTTCCTACGCCCACACCAACGCCTACACCTACGCCTAGCCCTATTCCTACGCCTAGTCCTAGCCCAACACCTAGCCCTACGCCTAGTCCTAGCCCTACGCCTAGTCCAACGCCTGCGCCAGCACCGACTCCGAGCCCGTCTCCATCACCAATACCAACGCCTGCACCTGCAATAGCACCAGTGCCTGCTCCTATAATGCCAACGCCTAGCCCTGTGCCAACGCCTCCAATACCAACGCCTGCACCTGCAATAGCACCAGTACCTGCGGTTGTACCAGTAGCAGCGCCAGCGGTAACAGTGTTTAATTGGAAGTTATCAGCAGGTCCACAAGGCGGAAGCGGTTCTTTCCCAGGAAGTTGTGCATACACCTGTACGGACGTTTATACTACAGTAGATACTTGGGCTAATTATCAATTCACAGGAAAATCAGGAACAATTTTTTACACTGACTCAGCTCTAACTACTATATTTAATGGAAACGCTTTATATTATACAGCTCAAGAGCCAGGTCAATGTAACATTGGAACAAGAATAGTAAAACTATCAAGTGATGGAGTTGCTATGGAATTATACCAATGTCCTGGACAGCCAACGCCTAACCCTACGCCAGCGCCTATTCCTATCCCTGCTCCTGCAATAGCACCAGTGCCTGCAACAGCACCAGTGCCTGCGGTTGCACCTATTCCTACGCCAGCACCTAGTCCTGTGCCAGTACCAAGTCCAGTGCCAGTGCCTTCTCCTGTATCAAGCACAACTACTAGATATAGAGTAAATTCACATACTGCGTCTAACAGAATCTATAAAGTGTTTGGTCAAAACGATGAAGAGTTTTTCTTTGGAGGTAGAAACTTTGATGTAATGTATTCTTATGCTCAACCAGAAATTGTTAGAAAACAAAGCACTGATACGGGTACAGTTACATGGCAACAGTATAGTGATTCTAGTCAAAGACTTGGACCTAGTAACGACTGGACTTCTAACGTATCTCAAATAACTGGTTATCCTACTTTAAAGGATTTAGATGCAGACACAAACTCATGGACCTTTACCAACTTTAAACATTGGGGTATTAATCCTGGATTCAACTCTGGACATGGACCTGAGAACTTAGGTGCATTCTGGTCTCGTGGAGATGGAATTCCTTATGCAAATACAGAAACAGCCATAAGATTAAGTAAATTAGATGGAATAGCAAATACAAATTATTTGCCAGATGGTTATTATGATGGCACAAGTGGTAATTATGAGTTTGTAGATGGTTATGTATACTTATTAGTAAGTGGACAAGTTCAATCTGTATTCTTAAGAAGCTCTGTTACAAATGTTGAAGCATGCTTAATAGACAACCAAAGTGTTGATGTTACTGTAACAGGCTCAGGTCCTCGTTACTGGAACTTTGATGGCAATGCATTTGGCAATCCAACGACTAACATTACTTTCGGAATGAAAGAAGATGCGTCTGTTACATTTAAGAATGTACCATCTAGCCATCCGTTAGCATTCCACACAAAAACATCTGGAGGAACTTCTTTCGCAACTGTTACAGGAACAGTTCTTGAGGGAACTAAAACAGGACTTGACGGCAATAGCTACAGCTTCTATTCTGGAGACGTTACGTTAGAAATAACATCTAGCTCTATTTGGAATGCATCTAGTGGTCAAACAATAAGTGCAGAATGTTACTACCACGGATACATGGGAGGTCAAAATGCAATAGTATACGAAAATGCTTGTGATTCTTATGACTGGGGAAGTAGCGTAACAACTCCTGCACCTGCTCCTGCATCACAACCAATTGCTTCGCCTTCGCCAAACCCAGCACCAACACCAATACCATAATGGTTTCAGTAGCACCTAGCCCTGTTTATGGAGTGTTTTAATATATAATCATGAGATAAAAACACAACGCTAAATTAATTATCTTTGTGTAACTTATTATGGCGAATACAGGAAGAAAGGTATATACAACTATACGTCAATATTTAAATGGCGTTTATACAGGAGCTGAAGCACTTAATGATGCTTCTGCACCAGAGTACGTCATGCCAGAATATGACTCAGAAGAGTGCCCTTTATCTCCTCCTCCATCGCCAATACCTAACCCTACGCCAGCACCTATTCCTAATCCAACACCTGCGCCAATTTATGTGCCAGTGTTTGTACCCACTCCTAATCCAACACCTGCGCCAGGTCCTAACCCAGCACCCATACCGAATCCAACACCTGCGCCAGCGGTAAATCCAAACCCTGCACCTGTACCAACGCCTAGTCCTATACCAAATCCTAGTCCTAGTCCTGTGCCTGCTGTGGAACCTGCACCAACGCCTAGTCCAACGCCTGCGCCAGTGCTTAATCCTACACCAAGTCCAACACCTAGTCCAACACCTTCACCTTCGCCTACGCCTAGTCCTACTCCTAGCCCAGCGCCTGTTGTTAGTTGTACTGGTACAAACACGTTCTACCTTAGTGCTGGTCAAAGAAATTCTGACAGTTTCTGCGGTTCATCTTGGTCGGTAACTACTATGATAGCATCCTCGGTTTCAACAATGGAATTGCTTTTAGGAAATTATGTTTGTAAAGACGGAGACACCTTTAAGGGAAGAGGGTTTACATATATTGTTAACGAAAGCCCATACGCATATCAAGGTGGCGGATATGCTAGATATGTTAAGATAGATGATAATGGATTAGTTACAACTAACTTCTATTCGCAATGTGATGGTAGTGGAGACCAAATTTTATAATTATAATGGCAAACACAGGAAGTAAAATATACAGAACACTAAGACTCTATAAGGATGGGGTTAGGACTGAACACGTTAAACCTAACGATTCAAGAGACCCTAATCATATTCCTCCTTTTACAGATATTGTGTCTTGTTTTACAGATGCACCTACACCTACACCTGCGCCTGTACCTACACCTACTCCTGTTCCAGTAGTAGCGCCAACACCTACTCCAGCGCCTATAACACCAACACCTACTCCAACACCTGTCCCAGGAGTTATTGTGCTGCCACCAGCGGTAGTAGTTAAGCCTCCAGTATCACCAGCACCAGTTGGAGGAACAGGTATATTCTTGAGTAGAGCCGATAAAAATTACATTAGACTGTGTCAAAACAATTACATAATGTCTTCTCCTGCATCTATTGCTGGTACCCTTTCAATAGGATTAGATAAAATGGTTTCTAAAGATGGACAACCATTTGACGGAGGAGGTTTCTGGTACGCAGCGACTACAGAATCTAATAGACCTACAACTCAAACTGATAATGGTTGGTACGCTATACAAATTATGCAAGACGGAACTATAGGAAATATTACTTTAGGTAAGTTGGCATGTAGAGGCGGAATGGTAGATGACGACTGGGGAACTGATGATGAAGGAGGAGGAGATGACGATGGAGACGGAAGATTCCTTGGATTACTATAAAATATAAAGAAAATGGCATATACAGGATTAAGATATTATACTAAATTAAGAAGGTTTGTTAATGGCAAAGCTACTAAAACCGTAAAAGAAAACATCATATCTGATAATGACTACATTAAGCCATTTAAAGATGAAAATTCATGCCCTAAAGGAGTGTAATGAACGAGAAGTATACACAAATAAGAAAATATGTTAATGGTTTTCCCACTAGGGAAGAATCATCTAACTCTACGTCTGACCCAAACTACATCCCTCCTGTATTTGATGCAGGACCTTGTGTTAATTGCGAGCCAGACAACTCTGGAGATATAATAGAGTGGAGAGGACATAAATTTTATTGTGAACAAGAAGATGCAATTGTACCTAACCCTACACCATCTCCTTCTCCAACACCAAGTCCGAGCCCGTCTCCGACTCCAGTACCTACGCCTAGTCCAGTGCCTAGCCCTACGCCAACGCCTAGCCCTAGCCCATCCCCTAGCCCTAGTCCTGTACCAAATCCAACACCTAGTCCTGCTCCAGTAGTAGGTTATATATACTACAATTCTGCAAATTGTGACAACAATGTTAATATTGTTTTAAGAAGCAGTTCCGCATTAAGCAGTGGAACTATTGTTAGTGTTTCAGGATATTCAGATTGTTTTTCAGTTGGCACTGCTACCGTTGCTAGTGGAACAAATGACGTTACTGGTGTTTATGCAAACTGCACGGAATGCGGAGATACACCTCCAACGCCTAGTCCGAGCCCTACGCCAAGTCCTATTCCTGCACCTGTGCCAGCACCAAATCCTACTCCTAGCCCAGCGCCAAATCCTACACCTGTGCCAACACCTGCTCCTGTAGGACCACCTGTACCACCTGTCCCTAGTCCTAGTCCAGTGCCTAGTCCTACGCCTGTACCTACAATTGTTCCAGTAGTAGCACCAACGCCTAGCCCTATTCCTGCACCTATACCAACGCCTAGCCCTACTCCTACGCCAGTAGCGGCTGCTGCTTATTCTTGTGGCGATGGAACAAGACAAGAGCTTACGTCTGACTATAACTACGGAAGTTATACAGCAGTTACTATTTCTGGCTCAGACGGAGCTGACAATATCCTTAGCTGGTCAGTTCTTGATAGACCAAATAGAATAAACGTAAACCAAGGAGGAAATATAATATATACTACAGGATGGGTAGGAAATGCTAATTATTCAGGTCCTTGGGGAGCTAGTTTAAGCACTGCTACTACAGGTAGCCAAAACTTTTCTTGGACACAAACTAACAATAGAGAAATTAGAGTTGAATATGGACCTGCTGACTATCAAAATCAAATCGGAGATGCAGTAGAGTGGAGTATATCATGTAACACGGTTGCACCAACACCTAGCCCTGTACCTGTAGCACCTACACCTAACCCAACGCCTAGCCCTACGCCTGCACCTTCTTCTGTTTACATGGGAGATGGCACATGCTATCAGTATAGAGCGCTTCCTGGTCCTGGAGGAGCTGCCGTTACTTACACGTTGAGCAGATGCTCTGATGGTGTTCTTTATGATGTTATTGTTCAGTCTCCTATAGTTCAATCGTATGCATGTGGAAGAGAAATGAGCGCATCCGAAATTTCTTTCACGGCTGGAGGTTATATAGAACTTAGCGACTGGGGTAATTCAAATAATGATTATGGATGTGGCAGCGGTTATAGTACTTCTCCAGTAGCTTCTCCAACAGCACCTGCGGTTGCACCAACAGCGCCAGCAGTTTCTCCAACAGCGCCAGCAGTTTCTCCAACAGCACCTGCGGTTGCACCAACAGCACCTGCGGTTGCACCAACAGCACCTAGCCCTATTCCT